CAACAACCTGCCGTCCAAGGCCAGCCCACTTGATGTGGATACGGTTCTGCTTAGGGATTCGGCTGCATCCAATGCCATCAAAACGGCTACGGTTGCATCAGTTTCTCAAGTCCGATTCGCGTATTCAGAAGACATCGTCAAGACATCCACTTCGGGGCAAGCGACACTTGTTACTGCTGGCATAGGTTCCGCCGTGCAGGTGAGCGGGTCAACAACTGCGTGGGAATACACATGGACCCCAAAGGTAATCGGAAACAAGTGCATCATCAGGGTTTCAATTCCTCTTCAACCGGCAAATGATTCGTATTGCTATGCGGGAATTGCCGAAAGCCCGTATGCCGCAGCAAATTACATTGGGGTCGGATCTTCTTACTGCGGAAATGCGTACCAATCCACGGTGCATGCCCAAGCCGTTTTCACATCTTCTTCATCAAGCCATACGTTCCGCATTTTTTTCACTTCAAATCTTGGGCAATTTGTCACGGTTGCCGCAAATCCGGCGGCTTCGTATTTCGGAAACAACGGATCATCCACTTTCCAAGCCAAGGTCCACTTTGAATTGATCGAGTTCGCATGAAACCATCCGAAGTAGCCCAAGCGGCTTGCGACAAGCTGTCCTTCACAGACTCGGCCACCATCACGCTGGCCAACAAGTTCTGCATCCGTCGCTACTCGATGATCTGGGACTCGTGCCTCTGGAACGATACTCTCGGAGTCATCTCCACACCGGTCACCAACGGCACAGAACTCGTCACCCTCGACCAGACCGTCACAGCCACCTACGCCTCCGGGTCCGGGTACAACATGTTCCTCGGCTTCCCGGTCGCCGCACGATTCACGGTCACCGGCGAAACCGATGGCATCGAGATCCCTGCCGCAGAATGGGTCTCGTTCTTCCAGCTCGATCCAAATACTTGGAACAACGTGGACTCCCGCAAGTCCACCCCCAACAACTTCGTCAACTGGGTGCGGATCATCGGGGCTTCCTACGGAGAAGCCGGCGTCCCGCGCATCAAACTCGTCCCAACCCCCAACACCGATGGGACACTCTTCATCCTGGGAAAGAAGCAGTCCCAGATGCGCCAGTTCGGAGAATCCACGGCCATCTCCAACGACAGCGACTTCGAGCTGCGAGGCGTAGAGAACGCACTGATGGCCTACACCGAAGGCGATCTCCTCGAATACTCACGCCAGTACGCGAAGGCGCAGGCCAAGTTCCAAGAGGGTGCTGCCCAGGTCTCCATTATGAAGGACATGGAGCGCGGCCAACAGCAGCAGATCAGCCGCATCATCCCTGACAGCCTCTACGACTACACCTTCCAAGACATCCTGTAATGCCATTCCAAGCATCAGAGGCTCTTGATGACCAACTGATCCTCGACGGGACCAGCGGGTTCAGCACCGGCGTCATCTCGGCCACCCGTCCAGATGCCATCCCTGCCACAAGCATGGAGTCGGCCATCAACATGGACTACGACGATTTCGGAAACATCGTCACACGCTTGGGAACAGTCTCGCTTGCCGGCAACCCCATCGTCGGAAACTGGGAGAACATTGTCGAAAACTGGGAAACGATCTCGTCTTCCTACGGATCAAACCTTCCCATCAACGCCACGGTTTTCTCCGGGTTCTACTTCGACACCGCAGCATCCGAACGTCTCGTCATCGCGGTCAACGACACCTCCACCAAGAGCCTGTACTGGGGATCCCCAACGACAGTCTACTCTCAGATCGCAGGATCGACCGTCAGCTCGTCCAGTAATTACGTCTATTTCGCCCAACTCAACGACAAGCTCTTCTATTCGGACGGAGTTGGGTCGCTGAAATACATCAGTTCCAGCAACGTCAATTCATCGATCACAGCAGGCAAAGTCAGCCGCATCGATGTCATCAACCAAGGGAGCAACCTTTCAAATGTTCCCACGGTCACCATTGCTCCGCCTCCAAGCGGAACCACCGCAACCGCCGAGGCTATCGTCGCAAACGACGGCAACCTGGTTGCCATCAACATCATCAATCCGGGCAGCGGGTACACCACGGCTCCTTCGGTGAACATCAGCGGAGGCGGCGGTGCCCACGCAGTCGCCTACGTCTCGCTCACGCCACCGTCAAAGCCTATCTACCTCATCAGCCATTCCAACAGGCTTTGGGCCGCAAGCGCAGATACGACCACGCCGCCAGACACCCTCTACTTCTCGGACATCCTCGACGGTGAATCATGGGATCCACTCGGATCCATCCGCATCGGAGGCGATGGCGATCCCATCAAAGGCCTCTACTCTTGGTTCGGGTTCCGACTCCTCGTGTTCAAGGAACGGTCAATCTGGACCGTGGACGCAGACCCAAACCAAGACCCAGCCGATTGGCAGGTCACACTCGTCAGCGGCAACATCGGATGCTCGTCGCACCGATCCATCGCCGCCGTCGGACCAGATGTCTTCTTCCTGTCTCGTGACGGCATCCGTTCGCTTCAGCAAATCCAAGCCGGCACACAGACCAGCGTCGGCCTCGCCCTCTCGTCGCCCATCAACGACCTCATCAGCAAGATCAACAAGACCAAGCTCGATCTCTGCGACGGAACATTCTGGAACAACCGCTACCTGCTGGCCGTTCCGTTCGTCCAAGAAGACCCGTACATTCTGGGAACCGAAAACGAGAGCGCACTGCTTACCGAAAACTCCGTCCAAGTATCCCTCGAAGGCGCACTGAACGAGAACAACGCCGTCATCGTCTACCACTCGCTGGCCCGCTCTTGGCTCGGTTACTGGGACAACTGGATCGTCAACGACTTCATCCCAACTTCATTCTCGGAGTTCGGTCCAGTACTCATGTTCGCAGGCGACATCATCTCCGTGTCGGCAGCATCCGGCCAGGTCTGGTCCTTCAACGATTACCTGCCCAACACCCGGCTCTCACCGGTCGCCACGTCCGCATACCTCGACGGCGGTGCAACCTACGAGTCGAGCGTCATCACCAAGGCGTACAACCTCAACGAGCCGATCCCCGACAAGATCGGGTACAGCGTCCAGCTCGCGTTCGACAACCCGTACACCACGCAGAATGTTCCGGTGAGCGTCTCCTACGCCAAGGACATGAGCGGGACATTCTCGACCATCGATCCAGCCTTGAACATCACGGCTTCGCAGAAGTTCCTCAAAGCCTACAACCTGATCAGCAAGGGCCGCTGGAACACCATCCAGTTCAAGGTGAACACCAACTCGGGCGGAAGACTTTGCCTACAGTCCACCATCCTGTCAGGGTTCGTTGATTCCGTTCGACCCCAACAGTGAACGCTCATCCCACAATCATCTCAGCGGCCAAGCTGCTGAAGGAGAAGTGGCCCACTTGTTCCACATGGAACAATGACGAGTTGCTCAACTGGATCGGCATCTTCAATGCCAAGCGACAGATCGGCATCGTCATGGATGGCGACGAATGCGTTGGCGTAGGTGCCGTCCGGTTCCTCAACTCCATCGAGGAATCCAAGGACATCTACAACGATGATCCGAACGGTCATATCGCTTGGATCGAGGTGGTTGTGACCAGCAAGCCGATGGCGGTCCAGACACTCTGGCTGGCCATGAAAGCGCGGTGTTCCGCCAACGTTACCAAGATGGGCGGAACCAACGTCTACACGGGCGTTTCGCGTTTGTACGATTTCGAGCGGTACTTCAAACTGTTGATGAACGATAGGATTTGCTATGGGAGGAGATTACAGGGCACCTGATTACGCTGCTGCGAACCGGGAAGCGGTCATGGCACAGGCGGAAACATTTCCGCTGATCCGCCAAATTGAAGCCGCGTCTAGAATCGGCGCAAAGGTCGATGTTCCTGTCTATCAAGACGGGAAAGCAACCGGACAGTTCAAGACCGTTGATTTCGGTCCGATGTCCGACATTGCTCAGACGAGGGCAATCGGAAGGGCTCTGGCCGAGATGGCCCCTGAGCAGGCTCGCGCCCAGTACGAAGCGTCTCAGCAAAGGGTTTCCCCAGGGACCAACCCTTGGAGAGGCAACGGCGATGCAACGCCGATCAGAGCTTCAAGCTCTTGATCCTACCAGGTACGGACTCTACGAGACGTTCCTCAAGGACATCGGTCAACGCCCCATCGCGCAGGATCAGATCGAAGCTCCTCGGTACGAGCAGGTAGGGATTCCTTCCGCTCCCCAAGATGTCGGTGAAGCGCAGCGGATCCGCTCCAATCTTGAGCGTCAGATCTCCGC